TTATGTTTTTAGTTGTACTACCTGGCTCTTTAGTACCTATTACAAAACGAGATGATCCATCCAGATCATCTTCAACACTAAGACTACTAGATATTGTTGGTGCTCCAAAACTTTCTGATAAAAAGTATATAGTACCGTGATTAACATATAAATGATTCCATGCGGCAGTTGGTGATCCTAGATTGTATGGTGAAATGCCTTCTGGGTTTGGTTTTCGGGGAACCCAATCACCAAATGGTTCGTCTGCTAATAGTGCAGTGCTTGCTAAATTTGCTACATCAGCAAAGTTTGCATTTGTTGCAGTACCTTGTAGTGATCCAGTAAATCCGGCAGTTGCTTTAACACTTCCAGTAACTACTAATGAACCTGTGATTATTGCGGATCCAGTAAATGGAAACGAGCTACCTCCTCCTCCTCCGTTTAACGCAAAAGAAGCAGTCAATGCATAATTTGCATATGATGAAGTTCCAAATAACGAACCCGTTATATTATATGAACCCGATCGTAACTGTTCCGGTTTAATTAATGCCATTTTATTTTCCTTGTGCTGCGTAAGGTTTTACGTAGTTTTTACTATTTTTACTTTTGCTAAATTTTGTTTTTGAATGAACTCCTGGTCTTTTTATTTTAGGTTTTCTTACAAATGAAATTGTTGCTTGTGATTTTGCTTTTGCTGCCATTTTATTATAAATATTAAACGTTAACTACTAAATTTTCCAATTGCTATAACCTCATCTTGGGCATTAAAACTATATCCTAATTGAGTAGAATCAATTACTAATGTTGTTATATCCCCACTTACAGTAAAGGAAACTATAGCGATATTTTCAATTAAAGTACCATTACAGAATATAGAAAAATTATTAATAGAGGTTGTTGGAAGTCCTATAGGGGAATTTAACCAACCACTAGCAAATGTTATTGTGGTTGAATTAACTAATGTTCCTAATTTTTGTATATTAGTATTTAAATACGTTAAAGTAGCAGGATCAATAGTACCTCCACCTCCACCACCGCCACCACCACTAGTAGGAGTAAGTGGGAACGAGGTTGCAGATTTTTTCTTACCAGAAGAAACAAATTCAGATACACCATTAACTGTTTCTATTCCTATTTAATTTCTACAGTAGTTGCATATGAATCAATAGATGCTTTAAATTTAAAACGTTCAGGATCACCCCAATATGAATCTGAAGCATAATTAACTGCCTCAATTATTTTATTTAGTTGTTCAACATAGTACGTTTGAATAGTACAGCTATATGTTAAAGTTACATAATCAGGCACTACATTTACTATAAATTGTTCGGTTGGAATTCTATTATTTAATATGTTAAAATTTGAATAATCATTTTTTAAATTATATGTTTTTTTAAAAGATGTATATAGATGAGGATGATTAGCATCTAATTTATTAGTTAAAGAACGATTTTTTTCAATTGTATCTCGTTTAAACATAATTAAAGGAGACATAATTGCACCATTTTTATCTTTATAGTATCCATCTTTTTGAGTAGATTTCCATCTTTCAGGAGATCCATATATGATAGGTACTGCTATTCTTACTCCATTTTGTAAAACTGTAGGTCTAATAACATTTTGAAAATAATACATTATTGATTCATCTATGTCCTGTAAACCTAATGTAAATGGTTTTGTTGTATCATCTTTAAATGACATTTGTAAAGACCGATTAAAACCAACTCCATTTTGATCATTTGCAGAAAATTGATTAAATTCTGTTTGAGTATTTGGGTTGCCTAAAGATTGACCTGTTTCCGGAGAAACATAAGGATCTACTAAACCATTTGATATCTCTTTTTGAGATTTTGGTTGTGGTTTTCTAATTGATGGCATATCTTATATCCTTTCTTTAGTTATACCTACCTTATCTGCAGGAACATAATGACATACACACATTATTGATAAGTTAGTACCAAAATTTTCTAATCCTGGATTTAAAGGATTAACATCATATGGGTATGCAGGATCTTTACCTACAAATAATTGATTAGCATTTGTGTTTTCAACTTCCCAATATCCTTCGTACCACATTATTATATCACCTACATCAGGGATTAAATTAGCATCAACTAAATCATCTCTGAAGAATTTAAATGTCATTGGACGATCATAATCTACACCCATATCTCCTGTAGGGGAAGTATTATCACCTCTATCAACAAGCATGTTTAAAATAACAGGTTCTGTATAATATTTTGCACCTGAGGATTCTCCATAGATGTTTACTTTAGTTTCTGCTGTTTTAAATTGGTAATACACGCATTGTTGAGTGATGATATCATGCAACAACTCACGGTTAATGTGCCTAAATAATGAAACGTCTCGAGATGTGCCGTAAAGAGCCATACTATCCTATAAAAATGGTCATTGGTACTTGTGCTATAGTTTTATTCTGAAATTCTGCTTCAAGTGATTTATTTTCAAGTAAAACTTTACGTGATGTTGTATCTAAATATGCTCTTAAACGTTCAATTAATGCTTGTTTTTCGGTTGTTGCTGCAGAAATTAAATCTCCTTGATTTAAGGACCCATTGACGACCAATCGAGTTTATCGTAGTATATGTTGGATTTGTATATGGTACATTAGAGGCGTTGGTAATTATACTTTGACCGTTTCGTTCAACATATGGTTGATTTCGTTCTGATTGTAAGATATATTCAAATCGTAATGAAGGTACACCTCCATTTGGAATAGGAAATATTCTTAACATATTGTTTACTAATTCAAACGAATATTGAGATTTTCTGATTTGATCATTAAATTCAATCATTTGAAATTTTTGCATGTCGTAACTTAAAGGCATTAACATAAAGTTCATTGCAGGAGAATATCCTCCAAATCCCATACTATCCATCATGCTCATCATTCCAGCTCCTGCACCCGCATACGGGTCAAAATATCTAGTAATGGCTGGTGTATTTTCGTAAAAAATACGTTTAATTTCAATACCACCTTGAATATTTTGGGATGCTGCCCAAGATTTCATATCGTAATTTTGCACTCCAGCAGTTAATGAAATTGATCCTGTATGCCAAGAAACAGTTCCTCCAACTCCCGCTTCCGTTCCATATTGGTTTGAAAGTAAAATAACATTAGATAAATTTTCTTGAACTAATTCATTATTACCAGGTGCTACATTTGTTGGGGCTCCTTGTAAAGTAAGTAAATTTTCAGCTACTTGATAAGCATATATTTCGTTTCCGTATGTGGTAATTGCTTCCTCAAATGCAGCATAAAAATTTAAATCTTGTAATTCAATTTCAACTATTGGGTATCCTAATCGACGAGAAGCAAATATAGCAAACTTATCAATATCTACTTGAAATTGTAAATCGTTATCATAAAAACCAAATGGTGTTTCTCCTGGGGTAAATGTAGAGCTTCCGCTCCATATGGGAATATTTGCCATGTTTTTAAGAGTTTACTAGTGTATATTCTACATCAATGCTACCACTTATAGCGTATGCTTGAATGTAATTAATATCGTCTCCAAAAGTACCATTAAAATTACTTGAGGTAACATTTGAGCTTATAACAAATATACTTGATTGAGGTAATACCTCTTGAGTAAATGAGGTTTTTGAACCGCTTATTGTTAAAGCAATATTATTTGTATTATCTAAATTTGTAATACGAGCATATTTTAAACTACTTGAGGGAAATGTACCCGCTCCTGGGTTGGTTCCACTTAAGTTAAATAAAGTAATTGAGGTAGTTTGAGGGCATGTTAATGTTCTTCTATCAACATTAGTTATGTTAGAGATAGAATATACACTATCATTTTGGATAGTTTTATTTTTAACTATTTGTTCTTCTGAGATAGTTACTCTAAATGTTGAGGGTGTTAAAGTAGTTGACATTTGATATTTTGTTATAAATATTGACAAAAACTTTAATCTTAATCTTATGCTCTAAGGTTTTTATATATGTCTAAAATATACTCTACAATTTCATGTCTGTGGTTTTTTTCTAAGGTAATTACCTCAAATCCAGGTACATCTTTCATATGTTTACATACAACATCAAATCCAGAAGATTTACGATCTTTTAAATCAATTTGGGCACCATCACCACAAAATACCATTTTTGAACCATGGCATATACGAGTTAATAAAAGTTCCATTTGTGTATCTGTTAAATTTTGAGCTTCATCAATTACAACTAAACAATTTGTAAAATTTCTACCACGCATAAACGATACAGGAACAATTTCAATTTCACCATCCGCTATACATTTTTCAATTTTTTCTTTATTGTATAGGCGGTGCATATTTTCATATACAGGAGCAGTAAATGGAGCTAGTTTTTCGTTTACATCTCCTGGTAAAAATCCAATGTCTTGTCCTGCTACTACTGTGGGGCGAGTAATAATTATTTTTTCAATTTCTCTACTAAAAAGTAAATCTAAAGCAATATTTGCTGCTAATAGCGATTTACCAGATCCAGCTTTACCTTTTAAAACAGTTACAGTGTTGTAAAGAATTTGTTCTTTAGCACGTTTTTGCTCTTCGTTTAATTGGATGTTAAATCTAATTGGACCTTTTGGTTTTCTTTTTTCTTGAAAAACCTTTTTTGCTTCCGGAGTTCGGTTAAAATCATTCATATAACTATATTTGTTGATAAATATTGGTAAAAGACTAAAAAAGCCGAACTTTCGTTCGGCTCTTTATTACTTGTTTTATTTGCTATTAAACGCTAGCTAAATCATTAACAAATACACGACCGAAGAATTCCGGACGGATCATTTTCTTAGCGTAACGAGTCAATAAACCTTTACGTGGAGTAAATGTTACTGGGTCGTACACAAGAGGTGTCATGATTAACGGTACATATGGAGCAAATACAGCACCAGTTTCAAGGAATTGAGCTCCTCTATAACCCATCAAAACAACATTTTCTGTCATGTAAGGATTTTTGTAAACTGTGTAACGGCTGTTAAATTGACCTGATTTTTGGATACCAAAAGCATATGAGCTCTTAGTTGCTTCTCCATCTGAAGATGAAGCAAATCCTGGGATTGATTCAATGATAGTTGCTACTGCTGGGGAACATACTAAGAAATTAGCACCACCTCTAAGAGTCTTTTGGTGAATCTTATTAGATACTTTTTGGAACTTAGTGCCTAAAGTTTGGAACCATTCACCTTGTGTGTTGTAGAAGTTAGCTGTAGTATCCCAAGCTGTTTTTGCAGCATTTAAACCATTATTGTTTTTAGCTGACCAATACTCATCTGCAGCAGAAGCATCTTGGATCAACATATCTAAGTTTTCAAGATCTATTTCTAGAGCAATATATTCAGACATGATTGATGTTAATTCAGCTTCAGCATCCAATGATTGGTATGCGTTCAAATCCTGTGCAAATTCTGGTGTCCATTGTGCTTTTAACTTACGAGTTTTAGCAACAATAGCTTCAGATTTCATTTGGATATTGATTTCTGGGATAGCTAAGTTATCTGCTGCTGTAGATTCAGCATTTGCATATCCTGCTCCTGATTTATCTTCAAAGTCACCACGGTTGTTATCAACTGGTTGTACATTGTAGAATAAAGGATTTGCAGATACTACTGATCCTGTACCTGGTATACCTGCTGATACAACAAGATTACCTGCAGTTCCAGAACCAGAGAAAATAAAAGTAATAGTTGATGAACCATTAGTAGAAGTGTACTGAGGTAATAAACGAGCATAAGTCTCAGCTATTGGTGCAGTTACTGATCCAGAACCTGGAACGAATGCACGAACACCTTTAAAGTCAGGGCGTGGAGCGTTTGTACCAGTAC